GGCATGCTGTTCATACAGCTCCCCAGTGGACGGCGGCTTTCCTACGTAAAGCCCCGGATAGGCGAGAACCGCTTCGGTGGGGAATCCGTCACCTATGAAGGCATCGGCGCAACGAAGAAGTGGGAACGGCTCGAAAGCTATGGCCCGAAGTTCGTGGAGAACATCGTCCAGGGCATCAGCCGGGACATCCTCTGCTATGCCATGCAGACGCTGCGGTGCTGCGACATCGTCGGCCATGTCCATGATGAACTGATTATCGAGTGTCCCAAAGATACCAGCGTCGACGCCATCTGCAAGCAGATGGGCCGGACGCCGTCGTGGGCTGAAGGGCTATTGCTCCGGGCTGATGGGTATGAGTGCGAATTTTATAAAAAAGATTGATTTCCCGGTACTTAACATAGTGATTCCTGTCCTTTCACTATCAGAGGGAATTTCCTCGGATATTTATTTTAAGAAAGGCGGGATTCGCTATGAAGTTTTTGATTCCAGAAGATGAATTTGGCGTGTTTGCTGATCAGAGAGGTGTACCAAGGGTCGACAGCCTGTTTGTTGCAGCGACTTTTGAAAAACAGCATTATAACGTTCTGCGTGATATCGGACGAATCACTGCATCCAATTCTGGATTAAGCCCAGAATTCATTGCACTCAATTTTGAGGGCAATACATATCGTGATGCCAGGGGAAGAAAACTGCCACGTTACCTACTGACCCGCGATGGGTTCACCATGCTGGTCATGGGCTACACAGGCTCGAAGGCGATGCATTTCAAGGAACTCTATATCCATCGCTTCAATGAGATGGAGCAGTGCATCCGGTCGCTCCTGTCTGCCCGGCAGGAATTCCCCATGCTGACGGAAATGATCTGCCGGCTGCATGAAAGCCCGAAGGCATATCACTTCAGCAATGAAGCCGACATGCTGAACCGCATCGTCCTGGGGATGTCTGCCAAGCAGTTCCGGCTGGCCAACGGCATCGAAAAAGGGCAGAGCATCCGGCCTTATCTGACTGCACAGCAGATCCATGCTCTGGATCGGCTGCAGCACCTGGATTACGGCCTGCTGTATTCCTGCCCGGATTTCCAGCAGCGCAAGCAGATGCTCACGAGTTACTATCTTACAGAATTAGGAGGAATGCAATAATGTTTTATGTTAAGGAAACTATCGGAGATACAACGGAAATCAATATCGAAATCAACGATGAAAATGTGTTCTGCCGCTGCCCGGTCTGCGGCAGGGAAGTCCTGGTGGACCTGGAGGAAGTGCTGGGCGACGGGAAGGGCGACCTGTTCGGCACATCCGTCATGTGCGAGGACTGCTCACGGAAAGTGATGGAACTGAAGCATGGAAAGCCTGAAGCGTAACGCCGAGCATTATGCTGACCCCACCGCGTATGAAGCCATCCGGAACGTGGAACCGCCAAGGTTCCCGTTCCGTCCGGTGGTCTATATCTGTTCGCCCTACGCGGGAGATACCGCGGCCAATGTACAGAAGGCCAGGGAGTATTGCCGCTATGCAAAGGACCGGGGCTGCATCCCCATGGCGCCCCACTTGTTCCTGCCGCAGTTCATGGACGAAAGTACGGAACGGGAGCTGGCCCTGTTCATGGACATCGCCCTTTTGTCCAAATGTGCGGAACTCTGGGTGTTCGGGGATACGATATCGGAAGGGATGCAAAAGGAAATCGGCTATGCGAAGCGCAAGGGAAAGAGAATCCGTTATTTTACAGAGAACTGCAAGGAGGAACGTATATGAAATTCACCTTATACACAGCGGACTGCACAGGAAACGAAACGAACTGCCTGTACCCGCACAAGGCAGTTATCAGCGGGCCAGAAGACCTGGCTGCGGCTGTATCGCATGACCATGTAGCGGCCGCCTATAAAAATAATTACCGGTCCAACGACAATTTCATCGCAGCAGACGCCATTGTGTGGGATTGCGATAATGACCAGACAGACAACCCGGATGAATGGGTGACGCCGGAGACACTCGCGGAAGGCGACCTGGCAGATATCGCTTTTGCCGCCTCGCCGAGCCGGCATAACATGCTGCCCAAGGGGAAATACGCGGAAAGGCCGAGGTTCCATCTGATTGCACCCATCACGGAATGCACGGACAGGGAGACGTATGCCGCCCTCAAAAGCGCCGGCATGAAACGGTATGCGTTCTTTGATGGGAAAGCCTTGGACGCAGCGCGGTTCCTGTACGGCGCGGACGTAAAGCCGGCGGATGTATTCTGGCATGAAGGCCAGCGTACCATTGATGAAGCGCTGGCAGACGCCGAACCTGATGACAAAGGCTCGGCGGAACCGCCTTTGTACACGGGCGGTTCCATCCCGGAAGGCAGCCGCAACAACACGATGTCCCATTTCGCCAGCCGGGTACTGAAGCGGTTCGGCGATACGGACAGAGCATATGAAGCTTATCTGGAACGGGCCGGACAGTGTAAGCCGCCGCTCTCGGATAAGGAACTGCATACCATATGGAAAAGCGCGCTGAAGTTTTTCCAAAACAAAATTGAAGGAAGCGAAGGCTACATCCCACCGGACGAATACGACAATCCGTTCGGCGGCTCGCTGAAGCCGGACGATTACTCGGATATCGGCGAGGCAAAAGTGCTGGCAAAGACTTGCATAGGAAAACTCCGTTATACGAGCGCCACGGACTATATCGCATTCGTCGGCGACCACTGGGATGAAGACAAGCAGAAAGCCTTGGGCGTCATCGAGGATTTCATGGACCGCCAGCTGGTGGATGCGGGCGAGGCCGTCCGTATCGCAGAAGAAAACCTGACTGCCATCGGCATCCCTGAGGAAGACGTCAGAGCCAGGGGAAAGAAGCTGATGAACCAGGTTCCCGTGAAACAACTTGGCCTGCTTCATGCGCTGCTCGGGGCTGATGCGTACAGGAAGTTCGTCATGAAGTACCGCAATTACCGGAACATCGTCAATACCCAGAACGCGGCTACGCCGATGCTCGCCATTGACGTTACCGAGCTGGACTATGACCCGGAACTCCTGAACACGCCGGAGGCCACGTACGACCTTACCAGAGGAATGGATGGCGGCCGTCCGCATGACCCGGACGACCTCATCACCAAGGTCACCGCCTGCCCGCCGGGAGACAGGGGAAACGAAATCTGGCAGGAAAGCCTTGATCTGTTCTTCTGCCATGACAAGGAACTCATCCGTTATGTGCAGCAGATTGCCGGGATGGCGGCTGTCGGCAGGGTCTACGCCGAACAGATGATTATCGCCTACGGCGGCGGGGCGAACGGCAAGTCCACCTTCTGGAACACCATCGCCAGAGTACTCGGTTCCTACTCCGGCAAGATTTCGGCGGACGCACTGACCATGAACTGCAAACGGAACGTGAAGCCTGAAATGGCGGAACTCAAGGGCAGACGGCTCATCATTGCCTCGGAACTGGAAGAAGGGCAGCGGTTGAACACCGGCATGGTCAAGCAGATATGTTCGGTTGATGCCATCGAGGCGGAGAAGAAATTCAAGGCCCCGTTCCATTTCGTCCCGTCACATACCCTGGTTCTGTACACCAACTACCTGCCCAAAGTATCCGCCAATGACGAAGGCACATGGCGCAGGCTGATCGTTATCCCGTTCAATGCCAGGATTACAGGGAAGTCCGACATCAAGAACTATTCGGACTACCTGTTCGAACAGGCGGGGCCAGCCATCATGAAGTGGATCATCGAAGGGGCGGAAACGGCCATCAAAAGCAGGTTCAAGATTGATGAACCGGATGCTGTTCGTAAAGCCGTGGAGAAATACCGTGAGGACAACGACTGGCTCGGGCAGTTCATTGAGAACTATTGCGATATTGACCCGTCATTTACAGAGAAGTCGGGTGAATTGTATCAGCAATACCGGGTCATCTGCATACAGACCGGAGAGTTCACCAGAAGCACAACGGACTTTTACGGCAATCTTGAAAAAGCAGGGTTTCAGCGGCGTAAGACGAAAAAGGGGATTTTGGTCTATGGCCTGAGACTGAAGGAAGGGCAGGATTTCCTGGACTGAATTATAAAGGTGCAGGTCGGTGAAACTCTATATATAAGGTCCTATAAGAGTAAAAAAATAAATATTTATATAAGAAGTATAGGGGACGACCTTCGAGACCTGCACCCTTTTGAAAAAGAGATGACAGAAACGTGTGGAAAAGAAATCATGCAGAATTTCATGATGGAAACGTGACGGCACAGTGTTGAAGTCCGTGTCGCCATCGTTTGCGGCCTGAAATTGAAGGAGGATAAGATTATGATTAACAAAAAAGAACGGACGATTGATGTTTACAAACAGGCAGGAGCCGAAATGCGGCTTTTCAGTGAACTGGGCGGAAGGCTTGCCATCCATATCTCGCAGGTCCTCTCGGCCCCCGATACGGATAAATTCATGCGGGCACTCCGCAGGATTGATGAAGTGTGTTCACGGGCGGATGACAACATGTTCCACGACCACCCTGAAATCAGCAACGAGTACATGGACGTGTTTTACGGAGCCGTCAGCGGCAAACCGCGTAATGCCGTTGACGCGGAAGTGATTGCAAGGGCAAAGGAGACGGCAGATGGACTTTTCAAATGAAAGGCAGATTGAGCAGAGACTCGTGACGGAAACGAGGAAACGCGGCGGCATGGCACTGAAGTTCGTGTCGCCATCGTTCGCCGGCATGCCGGACCGTCTGATACTCCTGCCGGACGGGAAGATGGCCTTTGTGGAAGTCAAGGCGCCAGGACAAAAGCCGCGTCCGTTGCAGGTGAAACGGCATGCTATGCTGCGAAAACTTGGCTTCAAGGTGTTCGTCCTGGATGCCGCCAGTGATATTCCCATGATGTTGAAGAAAGTTGTGGAAGGAGATGATGCCGGATGAAGTTTCTGCCGCATGATTATCAGAAATACGCTGTCGAATACATCAAGTCCCATCCCATTACAGCCCTGTTCCTAGACATGGGCCTTGGCAAGACGGTGACAACGCTGACGGCCATCCGTGACCTCATGTATGATGCCTTTGAAGTTAAGCGGGTGCTGGTGATAGCTCCGCTGCGGGTGGCGAGAGACACCTGGCCGGATGAACTCAGGAAGTGGGATCACCTGAAAGAGCTGACCTGCAGTGTGGTCGTGGGAACCGTGGCAGAACGGAGACGGGCCTTGCAGCAGAAGGCGGATATCTATATCGTGAACCGCGAGAACCTGGCCTGGCTCTATGAGAACAGCCGCCTGGATTTCGATATGGTCGTCCTGGACGAGCTGTCGAGTTTCAAGAACCACCAGTCGAAGCGGTTCCGTGCCATGAAGGCCATGCGTCCTAAAGTGAAACGCATCGTCGGCCTTACAGGGACGCCCAGCGGCAATGGCTTGATGGACCTCTGGGCTGAGTTCCGCATCCTGGATATGGGAGAGCGGCTGGGAAGATATATCAGCCAGTACCGGAACCTCTACTTCCAGCCGGACAAACGCAACGGCATGGTGGTGTATTCCTACAAGCCACTGCCGGGAGCGGAAGAAGCCATCTATCACCAGATTGCCGACATCACTGTGTCCATGAAGGCAACAGATTATCTGGAGATGCCGGAATTGGTGAGCGTAGCGAAGGAAGTCAGACTGAGTGAAAAGGAGAAGGAACGGTATGACGAACTGAAGAAGTCCCTGGTACTGGAGCTTCCAGGCGGCGAGGTCACCTCTGCCAATGCCGCGTCGCTTACCCTGAAGCTTTCGCAGATGGCGAACGGCGCCATTTATACCGATGGTAAGGATGTGGCGGCCATCCATGACCGGAAGCTGGATGCCCTGGACGACCTGGTGGAAAGTGCCAACGGCAAGCCAGTCCTGGTGGCGTACTGGTTCAAGCACGATAAGGACCGCATCCGAGAGCGGATGGAAGCCAGGGAACTGAAGGAGCCGCAGGATTTCGCCGACTGGAACGCAGGAAAGATTCCTGTGGCCCTCATCCATCCAGCTTCTGCCGGACACGGGCCTGAACCTGCAGCAGGGCGGTTCCATCCTGATCTGGTTCGGCCTGACCTGGAGCCTGGAGCTGTACCAGCAGACCAACGCCCGGCTCTGGCGGCAGGGGCAGGCGGACAAGACGGTCATCATACAGCACATCGTAGCCAAGGACACGATTGACGAACGCATCCTGAACGTCTTGAAACACAAAGACGGAACCCAGGCCGCACTGATTGAAGCCGTAAAGGCTGACCTGGGCATGACGGAAACAGAAAATGGGGGTATACTATGAAACAGGAAACAGAAGGAGAAGAAAAGCGTATGGAAGCCAAGGCGTACCTGGAACAGGCACGGAACATCAACATACAGATAGACAGCAAGCTGGAGCAGGTATCGTCTTTGCGGCAGCTGGCTATCAAGGCATCATCGACACTCAGCCCGGTGCCGCCGAGCGGGACGCCCAATCCGCACCGGCTGGAAGAAACCATCGCCCGCATGATGGATATGGAGCATGAAGTGGATGAAGCCATCGATGGCCTGGTCGAACTCAAGGCAGACATCATGAAGGCCATCAGCCGGGTGCCGGATGCCCGGGAACGGGTCGTCCTGGAACTCCGCTACCTGGCTTTCAAGGACTGGGCATCCATCGCCGATGCCCTCGGGCTTCATATCCGCCAGGTGTACCGCCTGCATGACGAAGCCCTGAGACACATCGAGATTCCTGGCGAATGTCACTGAATGTCACTCGAACAGCACTTGATGTCATAGGGGTCGGCAGGATATACTATAATCAGCAAGAAAAGGATGAAGGATCGTGGTCAAAAACCATCGGTCCTTTTTTGATGCAGGAAAAATAAAAGAAAGAACCTATCAGTAACTCCAGCGCAAGCTGCTGAAAACAGCGGCGGCATTCTGGCCATAGACAGGTTCTCTCTTGGCGGCAAAGGCTATGCTGGTATCTCAGGAACCAGAACCTTCTGCAGCAGCCCTCGGCACTCCCGCCGTCAACATATCCTTTGCCTGAAAAACGCGGGATTTGCCGTGGGAGTACTCCTTTCACTAGCAAGTCAGACCGTTCTTCTAATTTTAGTATAACAGGTTTGTGCAGAGTAAGGAAGGATATCCTATGCCAAGAAGACCACAGACACCGTGCAAGTATCCGGGATGCCCGAGACTGGTGTCATATGGAAGGAAGTATTGTGATGAACATGAACGGCAGTGCCGGGGCGAACGGAAAAGTGCAGTGCTGCGTGGCTACGGGAGAGAGTGGCAGAAAGCCAGAAAGTTCTTTCTGAAACGTCATTCCTGGTGCGTCCGCTGCAAGGAAAAAGGACGGCTCGTCCCGGCGACCGTCGTGGATCATATCAAGCCGCATCGCGGCAACCCGGATTTGTTCTGGGATGAGAAGAACTGGCAGCCCTTGTGCAAGAGTTGCCATGACCATAAGACGATGACGGAAGACCGGGACATGGAGTACAAGTACTAAAAATCCAGGCAGGGGCGGGGGGATGTCAATCTCTGCAACCCTTCTGGCCATGACCGCCGCCCCCTCAAACGTGAAAAAACGCGAAATTCATAAGGGGGGATACCCGGCATCTAAAATCGAATCATCTGCTCCAGGCCGACTGGCCCGGGGCTTTTTTGTTGTGTGAAAGGAGCCTGTCATGAACGACTGCCAGCGTCGGCAGATAGAAGCCATGCGGAAGCAGGGGATGGGCTACAAAGCCATCGCCAGGAAGACCAAGCTGTCACGGGACAGCGTACGGAATTATTGCAGGTGGCACCACCTCGCCGGTTACGGCAGAGCGGTGGCGGCTGCCTTCAGAGAGGAGCAAGCGTGTGAAGACATCGGATATGGAATGGAAGATGCTGCCCATCGGCCAGCTGAAGCCTGCGGCATATAACCCCAGGAAGCAGCTGAAGCCTGGCGACAAGGAATACGAGAAAATCAAGAAGTCCATTCAGGAGTTTGGCTATGTGGAACCCATCATCGTCAATTACGACATGACGGTCATCGGCGGGCATCAGCGCCTGACCGTACTGAAGAACCTGGGCTACGAAGAAGTCCAGTGTGTCGTTGTCCATATCGAGGATGAGCATAAGGTCAAGGCGCTCAACATTGCGCTCAACAAAATCACGGGTGCCTGGAACGAACAGCTCCTGGCCGACCTCATCGTCGATTTGCAGAGCGTCGACTTCAACGTCGACCTGACGGGCTTTGAAGCACCGGAAGTCGAGCAGCTCTTCTCGAAAGTGTACAACAAGAAAATCAAGGAAGATGACTTTGATGTCGATGGCGAACTGGCAAAGCCGACTGTCGCCCGTGCGGGAGATATCTGGCTCCTGGGTGACCACCGCGTCATCTGTGGCGATGCGACGCTGCCGGAAACCTATGAACGGCTGATGGCGGGGAAGAAGGCCAATATGGTGCTGACGGATCCGCCGTATAACGTCGATGTGGAAGAAACGGCCGGCAAGATCAAGAACGACAATATGCCGGATGACAAGTTTTACCAGTTCCTTTTTGCGGCCTTCGTCAACATGGAGCAGAACATGGAGCAGGATGCTTCCATCTATGTATTCCACGCAGATACCCAGGGGCTGAACTTCCGCAAGGCATTCAAGGACGCAGGCTTTTACCTGTCCGGCTGCTGCATCTGGAAGAAGAACGCCCTGGTGCTGGGCCGCAGCCCGTACCAATGGCAGCACGAGCCGTGCCTTTTTGGCTGGAAGCTGAACGGCAGGCATCAATGGTATTCCGACCGCAAGCAGACGACCATCTGGGAATACGACCGGCCGAAAGCCAGCAAAGAGCATCCCACCATGAAGCCTGTAGCTCTCATGGCCTATCCTATACAGAATTCATCCATGAGCCACTGCATCATCCTGGACGCGTTCCTCGGTTCCGGTTCTACGCTCATGGCCTGCCAGCAGACGGGCCGCATCTGTTACGGCATCGAGCTGGACGAGAAGTTCGTCGACGTCATCGTCAGGCGCTACATCAGTGAATATGGGGACGCGGGTGTGTTTATCCTGCGCGGGGATGAGAAAATCCCGTATGCGGAGGTGGCAGATGATGGAACAGATTAAGCTGGGCAGCCTGTTCTCCGGGAGCGGCGGCTTTGAACTGGGTGCCATCCTGGCGGGCATCCGTCCTGTATGGAACTCGGAAATCGAGCCGTTCCCCATCCGCGTGACGACGAGACGGCTGCCATCTGTGAAGCATTACGGCGATGTGAGTGCCATAAACGGCGCACAAATCGAGCCGGTAGACATCATTACCTTCGGCAGTCCCTGCCAGGATATGTCGATTGCCGGGAAAAGGGATGGCCTTGGCGGTTCGCAGTCCTCGCTGTTCTATCAGGCAGTGCGCATCGTGAAGGAAATGAGGGAAGAAACGAATGGACAATATCCAAGATATATCGTGTGGGAGAATGTCCCTGGGGCTTTCTCCAGCAACAAGGGAGAGGACTTCCGGACGGTCCTTGAAGAAATCTGCCGCATCAAAGACCCTGCGGTTTCAGTGGCTGGCTGTGCCAGATGGCAGCCTGCGGGATGCATCCTGGGAAACGGGTACTCTGTGGCCTGGCGTGTCCTCGATGCCCAATACTGGGGCGTCCCCCAGCGAAGAAAGCGCATCTACCTTGTCGCAGATTTTGATGGACAAAGTGCCGGAAAGGTTCTATTTGAGTCCGAGGGCCTGTCAGGGTATTCTGCGCAGGGCTTCCGAGCATGGCAGGGTGCTGCCGGACGTCTTGCGCCTGGCCCTGGAACGGCAGGCACAATCTGCCTGAATGACCAAGGCGGCATCCGAATGGATGTGACGGAAGAGCGGACGAACACCTTACGGGCAGAAGCCCATCATCCTCCGGTCATCGTCAATCTGCCGGGGCCGGTGTTTGAGAACCATGGAGCCGATGCCCGATACAAAGGGCCTCTTTCCGTGACCCCGTCGCTGACAGCCAGATACGGCACAGGCGGCAACAATCAGCCCCTGGTGCTTCAGGGTGGTGATGAAGGGAATCGGAAAACCTATGATGTACGCCAGACTTCGGACGGCACCCGCAACATGCGGAACCATGTCTATGAAAGCGATACCTGCCGGTGCGTGGACCGCTCCGGGAATGTGCCGGGGAGCAACCAGGGCGGTATTGCTGTGGTAGAGCTGACTTACAGTGCCAGCAAAAATTCCCATTTCACCCGGGCTGACAAAGAAGTGGCCGGGTCGCTCGTTGCCACGGATTATAAAGATCCGCCGCTCATCAACAGCAAGGCCCGTGTCCGCCGCCTGATGCCCGCAGAATGCGCCCGGCTTCAGGGATTCCCGGACTGGTGGTGCAGCCATCTGGAAACGGAAAACCCGTCTGAAGAAGATATCCGCTTCTGGGGCGGAGTTTTTGAAGCGCATCGGAAAGCCCTGGGGAAAACAACTAAGCCCAAGACAAGAAACCAGATTATCAAATGGCTGAAGGAACCATACCGTGATTCCTCGGAGTACAAGATGTGGGGGAATGGCGTCGCTCTCCCCTGTGTGTATTTCGTGCTGGCAGGCATTGCATATTTTTTCAGAAAGACGCAGAAATGACTTGCTATTATCGGCGTTCAGAGTGATATATGTACTAACAAAACAAGGAGGTACATAGACCATGACAATCCAGACGAATCTGAACGACCGCAAGGAACTGGCCAGAAAACTAATTCCTTTTAACCATAACGAAAAGCTTCATTACGCCGGAGCGCCGACCTTTGCCTACGAAGGGCAGAACTTCCGCATCCTTCGCAGCGGCGATATCGAATGTGACGATGGAAAGACAGAAGCCGCCATGATTGGTTTCCTTCAGCGGGAAGGCATCCTTCCGCGGCCGGAAGCGGTGCAGAAACCCCGACCACAGCAGGACGAAGGACCTGAACAGGAAATGAATCCGGATATGATGGAAATTAAGGTTCCCCTTGATGGCATGAACGGGGCGCAGCTCCGCAATCTGGTCTTCATGCTCCATGCCCAGCAGTACCTGCTGAACCGCGCCGCAGAAAATGAAAACATCCATGTGCCGGACAGGCTGATTGAAGACCTGAAAGATGAGCCTGTGACAGACAGGACTTCCTTCTTTGCGGTCTACCAGAACTACAGCAAGGAAGGTCGGGGATTCCTGATTACCGCAGACACGGTGACATTCTTTTTTGCCACAACAGACAACGCCGTGAAGAACCGCGCCCTGATTGAACTGGCGGCCTTCATGGTCAGCGCGGCGAAAAAGGCGAAACGGATCAATCCTTCAACCCGGCGACCAGAAAACGAGAAGTATTATCTGCGGATGTGGCTCCTGCGCATCGGCATGGGAACCAAAGCCAGCCACGAATCACGCATGGCCCTGCTGAAAGGGCTGAATGGATGGAGCGCTTTCAGCACAGAAGCGGAAGCTCACGCCCATGCCGAACGGCAGAAGGAACGCCGGAATCAGGACACATAAATTCTCAATTTAATCCATAATTATTCTCAAAATGACTTGCTATTATGTGCCTTTAGAGTGATATATAGTGTACCGAAAGAACACACGCACACATAGAAAGGACAGAGATAATTATGAAAACACTGCACTTTGGAATCGAAATAGAAATGACAGGGATTACAAGAAACCGGGCGGCCAGCCTCATGGCCCGCTTCTTCGGAACAGAAAGCAGGCATGAAGGCGGAGCCTACGATACCTACACCGCAAAGGATGACAGGGGACGGAAATGGAAAGCCATGAACGACTCCAGCCTGATCTCGCAAAAAAAGGTGAACGGCGAAATCATGGACGCTTCCGCCAGCTACCGCACGGAAGTGGTCAGCCCCATCCTTTCCTACGAAGATATTCCGAAGCTGCAGGAACTGGTGCGGACGCTCCGCAAGGCCGGAGCCTTCGCCAACAAGTCCTGCGGCATCCACATCCACGTCGGAGCCGAACGGTTCACGGCAAAGACCCTGCGGAATCTGGTGAACATCATGGCGAGCAAGGAAGACATGATTTACCGCGCTCTCCAGATCAACCCCTCGCGGGAAAGGCGGTACTGCCGGAAGACGAATACCACGTTCCTGAAGGATCTCAACCGGAAAAAGCCGGACACACTGGACGGCATCGCCGATCTCTGGTATCAGGAAGCGCCTTACGGACGGGACCATCATTACAACAGCACCCGCTATCACGGGCTGAACCTGCATGCCACCTTCACCAAAGGAACCGTCGAGTTCCGCCTTTTCAACGGCACCTTACACGCCGGCGAAATCAAGGCCTACATCCAGTTCTGCCTTGCGGTTGCCCATCAGGCTCTTACGCAGAAGAAAGCCTCGGCACGGAAGACCGAAACAGACAATGAAAAATATGCCTTCCGGTGCTGGATGCTCCGGCTGGGACTTATCGGCGACGAATTCAAGACCTGCCGGCTCCACTTCCTGAAACACCTCACAGGCAATTCCGCATGGCGCAATGCCGCCGCTTGAAGGGGATAGCCTTACGGGCAGCTTTGGCTGCCCTTGGGGTGGTAGAAGGGCAATCCCTTCAGAAAGGATGAGAGCGATGAAACAAAGAATCTACATTGCCTACGGCAGCAACATGAGTGAAGTACAGATGGCAAGACGGTGTCCTGACGCCGTTCTTTCAGGGACGGGCCGAATCCGGGGCTATGAACTCCTCTTCAAAGGTTCCCTGACAGGATGTTACGCCACGATCGAGAAGAAGGCGGGTGCCTTCGTGCCGGTTGTTTTCTGGCGCATTTCTCCGGCGGATGAACGGCGGCTCGATGCCTATGAAGGCTTCCCGCGGTTCTATTATAAAAAAGAAGTGGATGTGGAAACAGATGACGGCATCATCAGCGGTCTTGTGTACATCATGCACGAAGACCGGCGGTTCGGTAGTCCGGAGGACTGGTATTATCAGAACATGGAGCGGGATTACCGCAGGTTCGGTTTCGACCTGTCCATCCTGCGGGCCGGCCTACGGCACAGTCGGGAACGGATGGAAGGAACGCGGGTCCGGCTTATCGCCATGGATGACAGGCAAGCTCCGCCTAAGGGAACGGAAGGCACCGTCCAGTTCGTCGATGATGCTGGGACCATCCATGTACAGTGGGATACAGGCAGCAGTCTTGGGCTGATACCCGGAACCGACGAATGGGAAGTCATCAAATAAGATGCATAAATATCGGATAGGCAGTCAGCGTCGAACTGTTCGAAGACAATGGCCACGCCATCGAATGGGTCATGAAGAATTAAAAAAGAGAACCCGAGGGGAACGCAGATGCGGTCCCCTCTGTCGTACAGCCCGCAAGGGCTTTTTTATTGGGAGGTGAGCGCCATTGGCTGTACGAGGAAGAAAACCGAAGCCGACGGCACTCAAGGTGCTGGAAGGCAATCCCGGCCATCGTCCCCTCAATAAGAAGGAACCCATGCCAAAGGGACGGCTCCCTCGCTGCCCGGACTGGCTGGAATACGATGCCAAGAAAGAATGGAAGCGGCTGGGGAAAATCCTTGCTGAGATGGGCATGCTGACCAATCTGGATATGATGGCCTTTGCCGGCTACTGCCAGGCATACGCCCGCTGGAAAGGGGCGGAAGAATTCATTACCCGGCATGGGGATATGGTGCGGACGCCGAATGGTTACCTGCAGCAGGTGCCGCAGGTGTCTATCGCCCAGACCAATCTCAAAATCATGCTGAAATTCTGCGAGCAGTTCGGCCTGACGCCATCTGCCCGGAGCCGCATGATTGGGGAAGAAACAAGTGGCGACAAAGATGTCGATGAAATGGAATTGATTCTAAGGGGGTGAGTGGTTTGGCATTTGTATATAGGCCGTCAGCGTTCATGCTGCCGGATTCCCATTACGACAAGGACAAGGCCGACAGGGCGGTTGCCTTCATCGAAAATCTCTGTCATACAAAAGGCAAATGGGCCGGGCAGCCGTTCCTGCTCCTGCCGTGGCAGGAACAGATTGTGCGTGATCTCTTCGGCATCGTCAAGGAGAACGGGAAGCGGCAGTTCCTGACGGCTTATATAGAGATTCCAAAAAAGCAAGGGAAGTCGGAGCTGGCAGCAGCCATTGCCCTGTATCTTCTTTATGCTGATAATGAGCCAAGTGCCGAAGTCTATGGCGCCGCTTGTGACCGCAATCAGGCGTCCATCGTCTTTGATGTGGCCCGCCAGATGGTCGAAATGAGTCCTGCGCTCATGCGCCGCTCCAAGATACGTACGGCAGGGAAGCGCATCATCAATTACCGCAATGCGGGTTTTTATCAGGTACTGTCTGCAGAAACTGGATGCCTGTCTCCCAATACTATTTTACAGCGAAAAGATGGTACGCTGACCCGCGCTGATCATGTGAAGGCGGGCGATGAAATTCTTGCTGCTGATGGACTGACGATGGTGTTTGATAAAGTGAAGTCGGTACGAGTAGAAGCACCGGCCCCGGTTCTTCGAATACGGACTACAAAGAATCGGGAAATCACAGTTACAGAAAAGCACCCATTTTACTATATGCTTGCAGGGCGAAGACGGCAGGATCTGACGCACCGGTACGATTGGCAGCAAGCGGACTCACTGGTTTTGAAAGACCGGGTTGCCCCAGCATTGGGATGGCCGTATGAATATAGTGGGGAGCATAGCATATCGGAACTGGAAGCATGGGCGCTTGGCGCCTGGGCAGGAGATGGAGACTGTTCGCATTTTCGCTTCATCAACCCAGACCCGCCGGTAATACAAAAGATGAGGCGATTTATGGAATCGATTGGCTCTACCCTGCGTTCCGAGTATTCAACACGGCAAAAACAAGAAGGAAAAGACCGTTATCAGGGCCCTATTGAGCATCATATTATCGGCCTTGGGAAGCGAAGGAAAAGCCCCGGGCGTGAGTGGATTCGTACTCATTTCGGACAGAAAGCAAAAGCTGATACCAAACACATACCCGATGTAATATGGAAAGGCAGTCCTGACGTGTGGGCTGCCTTTTTGGCTGGCTTGATTGATACAGATGGCTGTGTAGCGGATCCAAAATGCCGGGGAAATATGTTTATCTCCTCGGTCAGCCGAAGGATGCGTCAGGAGTGCCAGACCTTATTGGCTCGCCTGGGCATCAACGCTTCTATCGAGACACGATTCAACATCACGGTATCGACGTATGGACAGCTGGAAAAATTATGGAATCTTGTTTGTCCATATATGGTGCATCCTAGAAAGAGAGAACGATTTCAAAACATAATTGAACGGGGTATTCACCATCATCAAAGAGCGTGTGAATCTGAAGTGATTTCTGAAATTAGTGAACTTTCACCGCAAAAGACAATTTCTATTGAGATGGAACACTATCAGACCCATGTGACGAATGGGTTTATTACGCATAATACCAAGCATGGTCTGAATGTTTCGGGACTGGTCTTTGACGAAATCCATGCCCAGCCGAACCGTCATCTTTATGATGTCCTGACGAAAGGGTCCGGTGATGCCCGGGAGCAGCCGCTCTTCTTCATCATCACCACGGCGGGCAACGATAAGAACAGTATCTGTTATGAACTGCACACGAAAGCCCTCGACCTCATGGCCGGGCGGAAGAAGGACCCTGCCTTTTATCCTGTTGTCTATGGACTTACAGAAGAGGATGACTGGACGGATGAAGCCAACTGGTACAAAGCGAATCCCTCCCTTGGCCACACCATCCAGATCGACCGCGTCCGGGAAGCATATCAGAACGCCATCGAGAATCCTGCTGAAGAAAATGTGTTCAAGCAGCTCCGTCTGAACATCTGGACCAGTGCCAGCATCCGCTGGATTCCGGAGCAGGTCTACGACAAGGGGAATCTTCCCATCGACCGGGATGCCCTTCGGGGGAGGATGTGTTATGCCGGCCTGGACTTATCCAGCACTTCAGATATTACGGCCCTGGTCCTGGCCTTCCCGCCACGGTCAGAGGATGAGAAATATATTCTGTTGCCATTTTTCTGGTTGCCGGAAGACACTTTAGAGCTGCGCTGCCGGCGTGACCATGTGCTTTACGATGTCTGGCAGAAGCAGGGCTTCATCCAGACCACCGAAGGGAACGTCATCCACTACGGTTTCATCGAGAAATTCATCGAGCAGCTGGGTGAAACCTACAATATCCGGGAAATCGCCTATGACCGCTGGAACGCCACCCAGATGGTGCAGAATCTGGAGGACATGGGCTTTACCATGGTCCCTTTTGGCCAGGGGTTCAAAGACATGTCGCCCCCTTCAAAGGAACTATTCAAGCTTCTGATGGAGGGAAACATCATCCACGGCGGCAATCCCGTCCTCAAGTGGATGGCCGGTAACGTGGTCATGCGCCAGGACCCGGCGGGGAACATCAAGCCGGACAAAGAAAAATCCGTCGAAAAGATCGACGGCATCGTAGCCAGCATCATGGCCCTCGACCGCTGCATCCGTAACGGGACAGGCAGCGGCAGTGTCTATGACGAACGGGGCGTCATTTCGTTTTAACGGAAGGAGACTTCTATGCACATCCCATTCTTATCGAAACTGTTCCGGACACGGGATAAGCCGAAAGACTATTATATTGGCACAGATTTCCGCTATTTGTTTGGCCCGTCGACTAGCGGCAAGAACGTCAATGAGTTTACGGCTATGCAGACGACGGCAGTCTATGCCTGTGTCCGCATCCTATCAGAAACCCTGGCAGCCCTGCCGCTGCAGCTTTACCGCTACACATCGGGAGGGAAGGAACGGGTCTACGACCATCCGCTCTACCATCTCTTGCACGATGAACCCAATCCGGAGATGACGTCGTTCATCTTCCGCGAAACGCTGATGAGTCATCTTTTGATCTGGGGAAACGCCTATGCACAAATCATCCGCGATAAACTCGGACGCGTCCAGGGGTTGTACCCGCTGCGCCCGGATAAGATGACCGTCTGTCGTGATGAGAACGGACAGATTTATTACATCTATACCAAGACGACCGATGAAAATCCAGCCATCAAGCCCTATGGTCAGGTGCCGCTTCGAAAAGATGAAGTGCTGCATATTCCCGGTCTTGGCTTTGATGGCCTGGTCGGTTATTCACCCATTGCTATGGCACGTAATGCCGTAGGTATGACCATGGCCTGTGAAGAATACGGCGCCTCTTTCTTTGCGAACGGTGCTAGTCCAAGCGGTGTATTAGAGCATACTTGTCGAACTTGATTGAATGTGGTATCCACAACAAAGCCATCCAGATAGGGGAAGAAATGCTTCGCCTCAATCAAAACGACAACTTGGGAATCCGTTTTCTGCTGATGCCGCTGTATGCTAAAATGTGCAATGAAATGAAGGCTTTGAAACTGTATAAACGGGGAAAATACGAACAAAAGAGTTCCTTTTATCTCTTGGCCTTAGCCTTGTTGTACTTCAAACTCGGCGATTGGCCCGAGGCGAAATCATACTTGGAAACCTTGAAGCAGGAATACCCTATTACGAAAAAGCTCATCCGTTCCATTAAAAAGGGTGACCAGAGCATCTTCCAGCCCTACCTTGACAACCCGCCATACGCCCCATTTTCCGATGAAGAACTCATCACTGCCTATCTGACGAACTATGCCATTTACGCAACCGAACCGTACTTCTTCGGCTGGGCCGACGAAGCCCTCATCGTCCATCGTAAAAAGAAGAAATAA